GGATACTTTATTGTATATATTTTTATCTCCATCGTTGCCTATGAATAAGATATCCCCTTCATATATCTCCTTGCCATTCTTGTCATACAAGCCGGTGAACTGGCCTATGGTTTCAAGACAGACCTCATACATACCGATACTTCTCCCTATTTCGATATCGTTTAAGGGTGGAATGACGGCATATCTATCCTTTTCGATCTTAATGAGAGAGCCATACAGCCATTCTTCATCGTATATGCTTTTGCCTCTGAATTTTATTGTACGGTCCATTTTGCTTCTCCGTTTTAAGTTCTTTCAATATTTTCTTCGCTATCTCATAATGATTCAATTGCCAACTGGTATAAACATCATCTGTGTGTTCATCGTAATGGTTGGCATATACGTATGCGTTCAAGTTTTCACGAAAGGATTCACCGTCTAAACCTAAATCATCACAATCATCGTACATTCTCAATTCATGAGCCACCTCCTTACATTCTTGATGTGTAACAAAGTCATCTATGGTTCCATCATAGACATTTGTCTGACGGACATATTTTTGTCCTATCGCTATCTTTTCACAACAAAACTCACACCTATGTTCTTTCTTGGCTGTTGGATAAGTTTCTCTTAGTATTGTTGGCATAATCATTTTCCTTTAAGTTTCTTCCTTGATTTATTTTGAGTATTTATTCTTCGGGGAATAATCCATCTGAAAATTTTATTAACGCTTCAACTTTTCCCAACTCAATCTCATAAGCATAAAACTCTTTATCAATAATCTCCATGAGCTCCTGAAAATCATTTGTATTATAATTCTGCTTTATAGATTCAACTACGTTTACTCCATCTGAAAACCAATCGGGATTAAGCTCTTTTAGCTTTCGCATAGCTGTTGGAATTTGATGTGTATAAAGGTTTTCGGAGAATATGAAATTTAGCATTTCATATACATCGTCCATTTTTGTTGATAACCTCCCATCTAATATGGTAAAAGCCTTTTTAAGTGATACTCTCATTTTATTTCTCATTTCTCTTTAATTCGTTACCATTTGTACATTAATTTTTCTTCAAATTCCGCAATAATACAGTCTGCATCACCGCCATGTACCCAATTCTCTAAAACGGAGGAAAGGATTTCAATTGCTTGTTCTTTCTCCCATTTTGCACCAGCTTTAAATCCGGACTTATAAATAACTTGTCCAACTATATTATATCCTTCAGCTCCTTGTTTAGCGGCTTCTTCTAATGTCTGTTTCATAATTTATTTTTTTTAATTATTCATTTTGAAAATCATCAATCTCATATTCCCATTCCATTGCATCCGCTTCTCGAATATTATCACTAAGCCATTCTTTTGCGTTTTCAAGCTCATCATCCCATTCAGGTACATCACCACCTTCATCATAGGCTTTAGCTAATTCATTATAAACTTCGTCAGGGACTTCAACATTTCCAAGCCCAACTCGATAAGTTACTTTGATTGTTAAATCTTTAATATTCTTCATATTTCCTCCTCTCTATATTCAAAGGGACCGTCATATCCCATTCCTTTAAGACGTTGTGTAAACTCTTCGACTGAATCATTTAATGGGGTGTAGCAATCTAAAACATCCTGGAAAGGTCTAAGATAATGACTCAATACATCTAGAGCTTCTTGTTCACCCTTCACTTCTCCAAATTCCTTTTTACAAAGGTTTATATAGTCTTCCCTTGTCATGTTAATGTTAGTCACTGTATCAACAATTGTGCTGAAGCGACAGAAAAAACCATTGGGCTGTTGAGCTATAAATGATGGCATGATTCCTCCTTTCCTTTAAAGTGTTCTATTAGCTCTTCTACTGTAGCCTTATGATAATTGTCCACATTAAGGTCGTTAGGCATTCCATAAAAGTCTATGCCCGATAATCCACCGTCAGAACCGTCTCGATATATACCCCAATCTCCTTTGCCGTTGATAAACATTTGGTTGTTATCAGTATCATCTCTCAGTGCGGCAATAGCAAGGAACAGGGTTCTATTATATTTGCAATCATACGCAACCTCATCATCTGTAATATTGGATGCGAACGTTGTGAAATATACTCCATGTTCAGTATCTGTATATATTATATCGTGATGATTTGAGGAACCTGCGTTTTTATACCCTATATCTTCTAACTTCTTACGGAGTTCCTCCGTATTTTTTCTAATAAAACATGGTGTTGTAAATCCCATAGTTAGTTCCTTTCTTTATTGTTTTGAGCCTTTTCAGGCTACATCATTAATACTAATTTCTCCTTTCAAAACTCGCTCTACTTGTCTGTCGATTATCTCTTGAAATTCAATTTGGCAGATAAGAGAACAATCCGGTATAATCTCTTCCACTGGGTCACCTCGCCATGTTGGTAGTTCATCAAGGAAAATACGACCGTCTTTATCCTTTAGGCATGTTGCACCTACATCACGTTCAATCTGTGCCATTTGAGCAAATATCTCCGGGAAGTCCTTCCGGATTTTGTTCCAGTAGCCCATGCCACCTTTCACACAACCGATGCAGTTGTTGTTATTGTAGCCCATCTTGTACATAGCGGGGATTTTAATACCGGCTTTCCAAAGCATACCCATAGCATCCGGTTTCGTAATCTGCTTTTCAATAAGCGGGAACAGTGGTTTTGTGTCCGGGTACTGCTGTTTCAAGCGAATAGCCCGGTTAATCTCTTTCGGGTCATAATCAAATCCCCAAACTTGCCCGTCCCAACTTCCCAACTCCTTTTCCAATTTATACCGAACTTTCTTTTTCAGTTCAAGAGTACAAGCTGCTCCATGCGCACCATTAATAAATCCTTTCCGTAGCACATCGGCTACGCAAGTATATTTGTCGCTTCGAATGATGTGGATAGGCTGCCCGTACCACTTCTCACAATCTGCAAGGAATCGGGCGTTATCAGGATGTCCGGAGCCAGTTTCGATATAATAGAGATGCACATCTTCGTACAAGCTCAATGCTATCTTACAAGCGACTGCTGATGTTACACCACAAGAAAACCATGCTATAATCATTGTTTTTCTCTTTTATTTTTATACTTTTGTTCCGTTAATTCCAACATGAACCTAGTTTATCAAAAAAACTAGGTTGGAAAAAATGGAGATGCCGTCTCCGTTCCCTCGTTTCTCCATGGAGTCCGAGGTGAGGACATGACTGGACAATCTAAAACTCTCACTCTGTCACCTACTTTAAATTTTGCTTCCATATTCATTACTATATTGTTATACTCCAATTATCTTATCGTTGATACGAAATATGTTGTCACTCACAAAATCGTATATTTTATACATCAGTTCTGGTTCTTGCTTTTCGGGAGAATAAACCATTACCCTTTTACCTGCACCTTTCATCCATCCGGCTTCTGTGTTGGCCGAGCGGCCACAAGGAAGAACCATAACGCAGACATCAGCCCACTGCATACCATTAAAATCTGAATCAAAACCTTTCTGCGCAATTGGGTGATTAAGTGCTTCTTGATATTGTTCAGTTGTCCAGTTCTGCCAATCAGGGTCTATATCAGACCATTGGAAACCACCATTCCCATGTGGGGGATTCTTAAAATCATAGACCTCATGTCCTAAATCACGGAGAATAGCTACAACGTCCTGTTGAAATACATTTCTCCAACTACTTGCTACATAAATCTTTGCCATATTATTATTCCTTTTTTATCTTATTATACGTTATTCAAATTCATCAAGTTCGTAAGAATCCTCGACGATTTCTTCTACTTCTTCTAAAAAGGCATCTACCAGGTAGGGCTCAGTTACTTTCTTCTGCATTCCGTTCTCCATTACCTTTTCGTAACGGATCTTACATTCAAACCATGTGTGCATTCCCATAATTATTTGTCTTTTTCAGGTTCGTCAATATATTTATCTGCAAAACGGTCAAGCGCTTTGATACACTTGTCCGGAAGCTGCTTTGCCGTATCATTCGTCTTGATATAGTCAATCGTGCCACCGACACCATAGATATAAAGCAGCTCCTTGGTCGTCGGAATAAAAATATTCGCCATTGCCGCTATTACACCACAGACAACAAAGCGCTTCAACCATTTGAAGAATACGTGTGCGCTGTCCTCATCATCGATTACATCACCCTCCGAAGCTGCCAGGACAAACAACATACCAAGGACAATTATCAAAGCTACAATCCATACGACCATCAAGGCGGTGGACAGGTTACCAACTACGGTCATCCAATAAATTTCATTCATAATGTAAAAAAATTAAATTATTAATATTTGAGGTTATTTTTTTTCTCTTCTCAGGTTCTTCATATTTCCAGCCGTTAAGCCGGTAGCATTCTTTGCGTGCTTCTTCACTGGTGGGGAATTCACCAACCTTGTCTACCTCGAGGATATCTCCTATCTCCAACCAGTGATAAACTGCCCACCGGCTACCGATGGGAGCATATGAGTATTTAGGACGCCTGATCTTCTTTCTTTGGTTCCACATAGAATGTTTCATCTTGTACTACGACCATACCACATTTAGCCAATTTTTCTGCTACCTCTTCCTTGTCGTCGTCACCGCAGCGATCTATCAGCATCTTGATGAAGGCAAGGAGACAGTCTGAGTCGTCTCCGAAGTTTTCCTGGGTGGAGAACTGGGTCTTGTCTACATCTTGTTTCAGCCGGCGTATAGCTGCTATCGCCGTGTTGAAATTGTGCTTGGCATCGTGACGCAGATCATAACCCTGCTTTTTCATTTCACTTCTCATGTCGAGGAGAAGAGTTTCTACGACATCTGTCAACACATACGTCAGGTTGAGAGTCGTATTAAGATCTGTTGTTCCTATTAGCATGATTTATGTGTTATAACATTAAACATTTCTTTTGCTATCTGACGTGTAAAACTTATCAAGATTCTCCTTTTGCTTGACGAACTTTCTTTGACATAGCATTTCAGATATACTGTTGGAAAGCTCCAAAGCCTTTATAGCTTCTTCATCGCCATCTTTAGCTCTTGATTCAAGTTCAGCACGATATTCCTCATAAAACAAGCCATTCGTCGGCTTGGCTTCTTCTGCATTGTGAGCTTTATGTTCGTTATATGACTGATTATCAGCAGTAGAGCAACGCTCTTTATTGTATTCCTTAAACCAGCTCATAATAACTTGACCGTCAATGCGATTATATATCTTGCCATACTTCATCTTCATAGCATTTTTAAAGCACAACTTGATATCGTCCAGTTTCATGTATGCATATTCCTCAATAATCAGATCTACGGTCATTGCAACTTGGACATCAGACATCGTTTCTGCTGCATTGAAGAATTCTAATGCGTCAGCTAGTAGATATACTACTGCTGCACGAGCTTTTGTCTCTCCAAGATTCTTAATTATAGTCCCAATCAAAGGTTCATGGGAAAGAAATACGTCTTCAATCCTTCTTGGATTCAGCGCCTTGCAGTATTGCTCCGGCGAGTTGCTTAAGGCGGCTAACTGACTCCCTTCTTGTTGTCGCAGTATCAGCTCGTTTTCCATTATAATTTCCCTCCAGTATCTTTGTATAATTAGCTTGTTTAAATATCCAATCAAAATCACATTTCCAGTTGTGGTCATTGCCCCCGAGGAGAAAAGAACTTTGAAGCACAAGGTTAAATACAGTTCTAATGCTTTCTTTGCCGTATTGGGCTATACGTGCTTTAACTGCTTTCTTCCGTGTTTCGGTCATTGATTTTATAGCCGGAAGCTTATCTCTAAACAAGCTATTATACCAATTCATCAAACCTACCCAATCAATTTTTTGGGAGTGGGACAAAGAAAGCTCGTCTTTCTTTTCTTCTCCGTTAGGAGAAGTTTCTTTATTATTTTCCTTTTCTTTTCTTTTCTTTCTATTTACTTTTACTTTACTTTTACTTTGTTCATTATCGCTATGATTAATTGAATTAATTGTGCAATTAATTGAATTGTTTGCACAATTAATTAAATATTCGGGGATAATAGTCGTTTCTTTGCGTTGATAAGTAGCAAGAAGAAATCTCTTTTGAATGCCAGAAGATGTGAGTATTTTATATTTCTCATAAAGTTCCTGATCGAAAAAACCAACCTGTAATGATTTTATCAAAACTTCTTTTACTGCGCCCTCGGAAACCCCAACTGTGTCAGCAATAACAAAAGGCAAATCTTTGTCCCACAAAATGTA